GCATCTGTTCCAAGTCTTTCTGTTCTGATAAACTTGAAGCCCATGAATGAATCAATTTGACCTTGTACTAGTGCTTTTACTGAATTAAAATCAGAAGAAGTAATACTTGTTATTGCTAACAAATCAGAAATCTGACTTGCTGAACATACAAGATATTTAGCTTCGTCTGGGTTTGTTTCAGCGGCATCTAAAATTTCTTTAGCAGAAATTAATTTTGCTACTGATAATCCAGCTGAACCATGAGCAACTTTTTGACCTGGTGGTAAAACAATTGTAGTTCCACCTGCAACTCCGCCAAGTGCATTGCCAGTAGCTGCCGCAATAATTGCGTCATCCATAGCTCTACCCATTGCGTATGCTCCAGCCTGTGCATATTCAGATTGTGGAGATATAAGCATTCTTACTTTATCTTCATTATCAATTAAATCTGCCCAGTCGTAGTCGTTCATTGTCACTTTTCTTCTACTATGCGGAGTATCTACTCTTGGAGTATCAGAATGTCGTGACGTTCTTAATTGTGCTGCAGTTGACCCAATTCTTTCAAAAAAGTGTGCTTTCCCTGTAACTGTTTCAGTTTTAACCGCACCTCTTAATCTAGAACCTTTTTGTTGAGCCAAATGAAACACATTACTTTTGTATTGTTCTACAAAAGCCGTTGTTATTTGTGTTGACATTTTTTTGTCCTTTTTTTAAAAGTTAAGAATAGTGGGAATAATATAACTACTAATCCATATTCCATATTATCGGTCTTTGTCCTTGCGGGAAACCTTATCGTAAACGATACGATCAGATCGGAAGTTTAAAGCCAATCACGGCTACTTCTCCGTTCTCCTAAAATAGGGCGAATTAGATTTTATAATTATAGCAAATTTTTAACTATTTGCCAAACCTTTTTTCATGTAATTGACGCATATACTCAACTCTATTCATATGATCTTTATGCATATTATCATGGTAGGGATCGGTAGCATTACTAAAGATATTATCTATTTCAGATTGTGCATCTAATGGTGAAGTAGCTAGACTATTATTTTGTGTATTTTTAGCCATGTCTTCTGTTACTTCTGAACCTAATCTAGCAAACAATTTAATGACTGCTGGTATATTACCTGCTTCTCCATTCATTAATTCATTTAGTTCTTCATTACCATAAACTTGTAATGCTCTTTGTGCATTCCTAACTTGTTTATCATAATCATATCCCCATTCTTTTTTTAATGTATCTTCTGTAGCTTGTTTTGTTGCAGATAAATTAGTTGATTGTCTTTGTAATTCATGGTCAACAGATTTAACTTGAAAGTCTATTAATGCTTTTGTTTGTTCATTATTTAATCCTATTTGATGTGCAACATTTCTAAACTCTTTAACTTGATCTTCATTAAAATGACTTTTATGAGTATCTGGAATAGTAAAATCATATGCTTCTCCAGATTCTGGTCTTCCTAATTTAGTATAAAGTTCTGATCTTTCTTCATCAGTTTTAGGTATAGGTATTCTACTACCTAATACTTTTTGTTGATGTACTACTGTTTTAGCAAGACTTTCTACATCTTTAAAGTTTTGCAAAGTTGCATCATTTTTAAGTTCATCTGGTAATGATGATCTCCAATCTCCTTGATTATCACTTCCCGATCCCAAAATTGTATTTTCTACTGGATTGTCGTTAGTGGTCGTTTGTTCATCAGCCATTTTTATTTTCCTTCATTAGATTGATTATTCTTATTATTACCGATCTTTGTCCTTCTCGGTATGAAGTTTCATAAGAATCATTTTTTGTATATGATCCTCTATGATAATAAGCAGATGTTATATCTGCTAATACTCTTTCACCTTCTTTAGATGAAAATGTAATTTGATAATCTTGTTTTAATTGTTTTAAATCTTCGTCACTATCAGCCATTAAATTAGACCTTCTTCTTGTGCTGCCTGTTCAGCTTGTGCCATACCTTCTTGTGCTTCTGGTGTACCTAATTCTGACATAGCTTGACCTTGTGTTAAAGCAGCTTGTGCGGCTTGTTGTTGTTGTTCAGCTTGTTGTTGTGCCATTTGTGCTTGTTGTCTTTGTTCTCTTAATTCTTCAACTTCATCTCTTGCTCTTAAAATAATTTTTGGAACACCTAATAAATCACCTCTTAATCTTATTGCTTCATCATGGTTTATGTTATCCATAATTGAAGGATCAATTTGTACTACATTCATTGCTAATGCATATAATCTATCAATAGCAACTGATTCTTCCATTCTTTGTGAACGAGCAAGTGGCCCAACATATTCTATATCTATTTTTTGTCCTTTAATAACGTCTGGCTCTGGTAATAATCCACCTGCTCTTAACATAATACCAAATGTTCTTTCTATTAATGGATTTAAAAATTCTGTTTGAAATCTTCCTAAAGTTGGCCCAAGTAATCTTTGCATTAATTCATATCTAACTTGCACTTCTGTAGCTGTCATTTGTGGGCCATCTTGTAATTGTAATTGATCTGAATAATATGCTTGTCTAATAGATGTTCTTAATTGATTTTCTTTCAAATCAGTTATTTGCCAATTAGAACCTATTTGTAATGGTTTAATAGCACCATCATGTCTAACTACTGTAACACCGCCAGGTGTCATTCTTACTCTACCAATTACACCATCATCTTGAACAAGTAATGGTGGATCAATAGCTTTTGCCCATGCTTTTAATCCTATTTCAACTGCTTTGTTTAAAGTTTTAATATCTGGTAATGCATTGTAACTTGGTGATCTTCCAAAAATTTCACCTGTTGCTTTAGACCATCTTGGAACTAAATATGGAAATTCGTTATAACCACCAGTACGAACAACCATTTTATCTTCTGTGCAAACATGACAACTATGTACTGGTAATTTTGTAGATGATTTACCTACTGCTCTTTCATAATCTTCTGTTGGTTCAACTGCGTGTATAAAATTAAATTCTTTGTCTGGTTTTTCTTTTACAGATTCTAATATTTTTTCACCAACATTTTCTTCGCCAAATTCTTGTATTGCTTGTCTAGCTGTTAATTTATATTTTCTATAAAGTGTATCTACTTTACCATTAATATTTTCTTGAATAAAATATTCTGCTATATGTAAACAATTAAAATGTATTCCTTCTTTATCAAAACCTTTACTTCCTTCTTCTACAAATATTGCACCTGTACCTATTGATACTAAATCTAAATATAATTCATGCACTTCTGTATTAAAATTAGATTCATTAAAAATTTCATACATTCTTTTAGCAGAATCTTCTAACCACAATTGAACATCTCTATTTTGATTTGTTTCTGTATCTCTTAATTTTAAATGAAACCAAGGTAATGATGCTGACGTAAGTGTACCTTGTAAACTTGCTGCTAATAAATTGTTTGCAGTTATTGCTGTACTATCATATAATACTTCGGTTCTTTTTTCACCTTTAGAACGAACAAAGGTAACATCTGCTTTTCTTGGCATTACATAATCTAATATTTCTTGCCAATGATCTTCCCAAGTTGATCTAATAGATTCTAAATTAGCACATCTTTTTTTTATATACTCAAATGTTGCCATAAATTATTTAATATTTTTTTCCACCTAAAAGTGATCCAGATGTATCTGCTTCTTCTGTTACACCTTTTCCTGATGTAAGAATAGTTCCGTATTGGCCTTTTCTTTTTACACCCATAGCTTTTGATGTTTCACTTGCTAATTTAGCTTCTGATGCATCTAACTTATCTTGAACTGATGTATCTACTGCTGGTGGCATTTGTGGTTGTGGTTTTCCGCCCATAATTATTCCTTTATTTTTATATCCATTTACATTCTTCTTTTAACATACCAAATACAGCTGCATCAACAAATTCATTATCAATTTTCATAACTTGTCTTATGACACCTTCTTTAGTCCATCCAGTTCCAGACAAAATTCTTTCATTGCGTTTAAAGCCATTTTTACAAACAGCTGTCATTCTTCCACAATTAATTTGTCTAAAACCATAGTCAAAAACATATCTTATATGCTTTCTAGTAAATAATCTAGGACTTTCTAAAGCTAAATGGACATAAATATTATGACCATCAAAATCTGTAAAAAGAAAACCACCTAATATTTTATTATTTTCTATAAATCCAATATATGAAAATTGATCTCCTATATCAGCAGATATATGACATTTTTTTTTAAGATACTCTCCAATTGGTTTCCGCCAACTGTCGTCAGTAACTGTTTCAATCACTTAAATTTTTTTTCTTTTTTGAACAACTCCACCAAGAACAGTTTTAGAAACATTAGCTTCGTCTTCTATTCCTTGTTGACTTGTTAAAATACTAGAACTACCATACCCACCAGATGCTAAAGTTTGTTTAGCTTTATCTTTTACTGCTGCTTGTGGTGCTGCAACTGTTTGCACAGGTGCTACTTGTTGTATTGGTGAAGATGGCATCTTCAACATTTTTGTTATAAATCTTGTAAATCCGCCCATATATCCTTTTTAGTTAAACACGTTAAATTCAGAATCAGTTTGGAATTGCATAGGCTGATAGTTTTTAATTCTTGCTTTTCTTAATGACATAACACAATATCTCATTGCAGATATTACATCATCATGTGCAGGAACTATTTTACCATCTTTTCTATGATACATCCTTAATTCTTCTAACAGTTTACTTTGATTTCTAAAGATTTTCAACCTTTTAGTTTGCATTCTTGTTAATATCTCCATAATACCTGCTTCTACAGAATTTCCACCACTTCCTTCTTTCATTCCATTTGAAGGTGGATTACTAAAATGATCTCTTAACATATTAACACTTTCTCTTTTATATTGATCTGTAAGATTTTTTCCCGATCCTTTATCTGCTTGTCTTCCATCCATAGGCCATACTACAGGAATCCATTTACCTCTACCATTTATAGCAGATGCATGAACGGGTACTGTTTCTTGCCTCATAGCATAACAATCATAAATATATACAATATCAGTATCTCTATCCCATGTTATCCAGACAACAGCAGTAGGGTGATCCCATCCAAAATCTATTCCACACAATCTGGGCCAATGAGTAGGTATATCTATAGGATCGCATAATATATCTTCTTCTACTATCGGGAATACTAAACCAGAACCTAATTGTGGAATACCTCTTTCTCTCATTTTTCTTTCGTGTGGTGGTAATGCAGATAAAATTTGTTCTCTAATTTCTTTAGTCATGTGAGGTGCATCATCCCAACCTGCTGTAATTAATGCTTGACCTTCTTTTAAATTATTTACAAACTGTGCAACTGTTTCTGTCATCCCTTGTTCTGGAGTAAAAGTCATAAAAACAATGCCACCTTTATCAGCTGTTCTTGTTAATGATTGTGAATATATACCTTGTGGTGGTTCTTCATCTAACCAAACAACATCAACTGCTTCACCCATCCATTTTTCTTTACCCATATCATAAGATTTAAAACCTATTCTAGAATAATTGCCAGATTTATGTTTTACCACTAATGAACTTAATGCATTTGGTACACCAGCTTTTCTAACTGTGTTTCCAATATCCTTTAAGGGAATAGAGCCTGTGCCAAACGCAGATGGATCATCTGGCTGACCAGTAAGTTCTTTTTGACAGACATCCCTTGTAGTTTCATTTGAAACTCCCCCGACCCATATACGAACTGGTCTATCAAATTTTCTGCCTTCCCACCATGCAGGGTATTTACCTGTAGCATGATATGCAATTTCCATTGCCCCACTAAAAGACTTACCGACCCTATTTCCCGCCATTAATAATCTTTGTGTTGCTTTAGAATTATGAAATTTTTTTTGGTAGTCATAAGGAGCATATCGTTCTAAACGATTAGTGGATTCTCTCCTTTCTAATTCTTTTGCTATATGTACAGCTTTTTCTAAAAGGTCTTCCATTTATTTTTTAGCTATTTTATCTTTATTAATTCCTTTTTTAATTACATAGCTTTGTGTGCCATTAGCACCTGTATTTACTTCTTTTTTTAAATTTCTAAACAAACTCATTTCAATAATTTTCTTATAGTTGTCTTTTAAATATTTTTCAATTACTTTGTTATCTCTCATTTTTATAACCTAAACCAGTTTTTCTATCACTATAAAGTTTTTGCCACGACCAAGAACTTAATTTAGTTGACCAATGATATATAAATAACACTATTGTCTTCATCTTACTGGCCCACCAAAGACAGCCAATAAACAGATCATTATAATCAATATTCCTGTAAAATAATAATTCATCCTATCAGTCTCCATTATTCGTATTCAACCTCATTTTCCCAAGTTTTATCATCAGCTTTTGTTTTACAATTACAATACTCACAAGTACATACCCCATACTCATCTGCATGAAGTTCCTCTTTACAATGACAATCGTGATGACAGTTAGTGCATTTATCTACCTTGGCCATTATACCTCTTAAATGTTGAGCTTTTATTTAACGACTTACTATGCCTACGAGGCCTTTTAGGTGGCTTATCTCTAGGAGTATAAGTTGAAAAATTTTGTTTAGCCATAATATAATTATAGCATTATTTATCTTTTTGTATATATTTTCTGCGTAGCTTCCTAGGTGTTGCTAACTCAAAAATTTCTGCGGTGGTCATATGTTCTTTATCGTCAAAGCCATTATGATTTGTTTTAGTAACTTCGTATCTATCAACCAGTACATACCTATATACATAGTTACCCTTTTGAAAGTGTAGCAAAGCATTCGGTTTAACTATTTGTATAAACTTACGCATACCCTTACATAGTTTACTTTTTATCATTATTCAACCTATTAACTTTGGTTAATATTAACAAATACTCCCCGCTGGGCGAAAGGAAGCATTATTATTATAGGCAAAGTGAAGTTTGGGGGGTAGGGGGGTGTTAAAACCTCTTTATTTTTAAGAAATGATGATCTTCTCTATGCGTGACGTAGAGCTGTCACACCTATTACATAGGGAACATGGGGGAATTGTACCAGATCAAGCCTGTTTGCCCTCGTGTGTGCGTGTGTGTGTGTGCTAAAG